TAAGACTTTTACAGCGCTGGCAATTGCAGCTAAACTAGGACAGAAAACTTTAATTGTAGTACATACATTAGCGTTAAGAAAGCAATGGGAAGAAGAAATAGAAAAATGTTTGGGCATTCAATGTGGGATTATTGGAAGTGGAAAGTTTGAAACTGACCCAGTAATCGTTGTAGCGAATGTACAAACTTTAAGTAAGAAAATAACACAAATTTCAAAAATGTTTGGAACTATCATTTTAGATGAAATGCACCACGTAAGTGCTCCGACTTTCTCTGGTATAATTGATAAGTGTTCTGCTAGATATAAAATAGGATTAAGTGGCACACTACAACGGAAAGACGGCAAACACATAATTTTCAATGACTACTTTGGATTTGATGTACATCAACCCAAGAAAGAAAATTATATAGTTCCGAGAGTGACCATAGTAAAGTCTGAGGTTAGATTCCCAGATAGTAGTAAGATTCCTTGGGCGAAAAGGGTAAACGCCGTCGCATATGACGAAGGGTACCAACGAATAGTAGCTCAATTAGCATCAGTCTACGCAGCTAAGGGTCACAAAGTATTAGTAGTAAGTGATAGAGTACAACTCCTAAAAAGATGTGCCGAACTTACTGGTGATAATGCAACATGTATAACGGGGGAGTTAGACCAAACTACGAGAGATAAAGAAATAGAGAAAATAAGAACTGGAGAACTTGATATCCTATACGGCTCTCAAAGTATCTTTGGAGAAGGTATCTCTGTTAACGAACTTTCGGCGTTGGTCTTAGCTACTCCTATTAACAATGAACCTTTACTTATTCAATTGATAGGTAGAATCATAAGAAAACTAGAGGGTAAACAACAACCTGTAGTAGTAGACATTCACCTGAAGGGGAACACAGCATCCCGCCAGGCGAGGGCACGATCAGCTGTGTACATAAAACAAGGTTATGACATACAGGTTGTAGCTAATTAAAAATAACCCTTGACAAGGTGGTTATTTTATAGTATAATATTACTCTAAATGGGAGATTTTTAAGTTGATTTTCTTTGATTGGAACAAAGTACAAAAACTGAGTGGAGGTAAATCTAAAAACGTAGTAAGAATCCTAGCTATTCATACCTACGATATTAAGATGCCTCGAAAAAACAAAAACATAAGTCAGTTCTATAATCAAGATATAAATGGCGATAGTTATTTATTGAATCCTAGAGAGATATTTAAAAACAAACTACAAGTTAGTTTCAAAGACATGGCAATGTACGTTGAGTTGGCAAGTCTTAGAAATTACTTAGATTATAAATGGTATGGCGTTAATTCGTTACCATTGAAATACACAGAGATAGACCGAAAATTACTAGACGAGAATCCTCTGCTAGAAGTTGATGGTCAAGATAATATAACATTTTATTACGAAGGAAAAGAAAATGGCAATTAAATTTGGAAACATAGAAGGTAAAGCAAAAAAATCATCCGTAGAAGCTTATGCCTATAAAGACGGAGACAATAAAATACGTATGGTGGGAGATGTTCTTCCTAGATACGTATACTGGTTAACAACTGCTGACGGCAAAAGAGTTCCTATGGAATGTCTTGGGTTTGACAGAGATAAAGAGCAGTTCACTAACATTGAAAAAGACTGGATTAGACACTACTTCCCAGACTTAAAATGTTCTTGGGCGTACGCAGTACAGTGTATTGACTCTGACGGAAAAGTAAAGATTCTTAATCTTAAAAAGAAGTTATTTGAATCAGTAATGGTAGCAGCCGAAGATTTAGGCGACCCAACCGATATTGAAACAGGTTGGCCGTTGTGCTTTAAAAAGCAAAAGACTGGGCCATTACCGTTTAACGTAGAGTATACTTTACAGGTTCTAAAGTGTAAGCCTGAAGCTCTAACTGCAGCGCAGAAAGAAGCAATCAAAGACTTACCTAGTATTGATGACGTAATTAGTCGTCCTACTACTGACCTACAGAAAGACTTTATTGAATCTAGAGTACTTGAAAATGCTGGTGGAAATTCTGTACCAGATGAAGTAGCAGACGAAGTAAAAGAACTACTGTAAATTTCTACATTAATTAGCCTCAGCAAGACTGGGGCTTTTTAACACCCTAAGGAAACACCTATGAAAATTTTATTCAGCGCTGATTGGCACATCAAGTTAGGACAAAAAAGTGTTCCACGTAAGTGGGCAACTAATAGGTATGAATTACTGTTTAAAGAATTATACAAGTTAGAAAAAACAGTAGACCTCCATGTTATTGGTGGTGACTTATTTGACAGAATACCTACCCTAGATGAACTAAGTTTGTATTTTCAGTATATAAAAGATATTAGTGTAAAAACTATTATATATCCTGGAAACCACGAAGCATTAAAGAAAAATACTACTTTTTTCTCTAACTTAAAAGACGTAACCACAGCTATTAATCCTCTAGTAACAATACTAGATGATTATTATAAACTAGAAGATATGGACTTTATTCCATACAACAAATTAAAAGAGTTTAAACCAAGTAACTTTAGTGGTAGAACTCTATTCACTCATGTGAGAGGCGAGATACCTCCTCATGTAACCCCAGAGATTGATTTAGATTTACTAGACCAATGGGAATTGGTTATAGCAGGGGACTTACACTCACATTCAAATTCACAACGTAACATAGTATACCCTGGCAGTCCAGTAACTACATCATTCCACAGAAACCCTGTTGATACAGGAGTAATGTTGTTTGATAGTAAGACAATGAACTGGTCTTGGTTAAAACTAAAGTTACCACAACTTATTAGACAGACAGTAAGTCACCCAGACCAGATGATAGAAACACACTATCATCACACTATATATGAATTAGAGGGCGACGTATCAGAACTTGTTAAAGTAGACAAAGATAATAAGTTGTTAGATAAAAAATTAATTAAAAGACAGAATGACTCTGCTCTTATCCTTACTGCTGAGATGACGCTTGAACAAGAGTTGGCTGAATATTTACAGTATATACTAGGATTAAATGAAAAGAAAGTTAAAGAAGTCTTGGGAGTATTTCATGATTATACTTAAAACATTAAAATGGTCTAATTGTTTCTCTTATGGTAGAGATAACCACTTAGACTTACAAAGTAATATTATAGTACAGCTAGTAGGCGAAAATGGTGCGGGTAAGAGTACTATTCCTCTTTTATTAGAAGAAGCCTTATTTAATAAGAATTCTAAGGGCGTAAAGAAAGTAGACATTGTAAACAGGAATAGCCCTGCAGAAGGTTATCAAATAATATTAGATTTTGAAGTAGATGGTAGAGAGTACTCTATCTCTGTTAATAGGAAATCTAGTATAAAAGTGGTGCTATTATGTGACGGAGAGGATATATCCTCACACACTGCTACTAATACCTTTAAAACAGTAGAAGAAGTATTAGGATTAGATTTTAAAACGTTTAGTCAACTAGTATACCAGAGTACTACAAGTTCATTGCAGTTCTTGACTGCTACAGACACCAACCGAAAAAAGTTTCTTATAGAGTTGCTAAATTTAGATAACTACTTAGAATTATTTGATAATTTTAAAGATGCTCACAAGGGAGCAGCAGCAGATGTAGCGGCTACAAAAGGTAGTATAGATACTATTAAGTCTTGGATTGCAAATAACCCTATAACAAGTACTACAAAGAAGGAATTACTAGAGTTACCGGAGTCGCCAGAAGAATTTATTTCTGCGAGAGCGTTAATACAGGCAAAGTTAGATAACATTAAAGATATTAATAATAAAATTAATGTTAATAACCAGTACAAAAGTCAACTAAGTGAAATAAGCACAGAAGACTTAACTAAAGAAACAGAAGAGCCAGAGGGTATTGCAGACTTGAGAGCAGAATTTGCTACCTTAAAGAACTTTACAGCCCAGGCTATGGCGGCGATACAAAAGATGGATAAGTTAGGAGCAAATTGCCCTACTTGTTTACAAGATATTGATGAAAAGAAAGTATTAGAATTAAAGTCAGAACAGACTACAATTATAAAATCAAACAATCAGAAGTCTAAAGAAATACAAACAGAGGTTGCTCGAAAAAAGGTACAACTAAAAGAGCATGAAGAACATAAAAAAATAATTCAAAACTTTGAAAAATTTTCTTCTCTGATTGATACAAAATTGCCTCAAACAACTGAAGATAAAACCGAGTTAGACAGAAAAATTACCGATTTAAATGAAAAAATTTCTGAGAAAGAAAATGAGATTAGGGATATATCAAATGAAAATACATCTATAACCAAATTTAATACTGAATTGGATTATCTCATCTCACAAGTAAAAGAGTTTAAATTAAAGTTATTATCAGAAGAGTCTAGTCTTAGAAGAAACAATGATGTATATGCGAACTTAGAAGTTCTTAAAAAAGCATTTAGTACTAATGGATTAGTAGCTTACAAAATTGAAAATCTTGTTAAAGACTTGGAAGACTTAGTAAACCAGTATTTGGCAGAATTATCTGATGGTCGTTTTGGACTTCAGTTTGCTATAAGTAATGATAAGCTTAATGTAATAATATCAGATGAAGGTAAAGACATAGATATCTTAGCACTAAGTAGTGGTGAGTTAGCTAGAGTTAACACTTCAACTTTATTAGCTATTAGAAGGCTAATGAGTACACTTTCTAAGTCTCGAATAAACGCACTCTTTTTAGATGAAGTAATAGGTGTGTTAGATGATGAAGGTAGGGAAAAACTTATTGAAATTTTATTAAAGGAACATGAATTAAATACATTTTTAGTAAGTCATGGTTGGTCTCACCCACTATTGAGTAAGGCTAACGTTATTAAAACAGAAAACATGTCGAGGATAGAATGGCAGTAAACAAAAGTAAAGCGAAAGGGAGTAGAGCTGAATCAGCTTTATGTGAAGTATTAACGAAATCTACAGGTTGGAATTGGGAAAGAATACCGTTGTCTGGTGCGTTAGACGCAAAGCACGGTTTAAAAGGTGATGTATACATTCCTAAACAACTTAATAAGTACTGTGTAGAAGTAAAACATTATAAAGACGACCATCTTACAAGTAAAGTACTAACAAGTAAATCACCACAATTATTATCTTGGTGGGAGCAGACTCTTAGAGAAACTGAGGAAAACGAAGTAGAAAACCCATTGTTAGCATTTAAATTCGATAGAAGTAAGTGGTTATGTGGTTTTACAGAAGAGCCTATAAATGATTATAGGCACTTCTATTTTTCAGGCGGGTTTTATCTAGCGAAACTAGATGATTTTTTAACTGATAGAGAGCCAACCGATTGGGTTTGGTCTAAACAGTAGCAATATACTCATGAATAAAATATGTTATAGAT